CCTTAAAGTAATCGTGACCGCAAGACTCAAAGAAGCTACCTGCCAAGTAGCTTTTTGCCCTGTTCACACTGAAGCCGAGGTAACTTAGTGCTTCGATTAAGGTATTCGCATACTGCCTAGGTACGATTATATCGTCTCCATAGACGGAAATGCGATCGTGATCTTCTGACGGGACTATGGTTCTACACACTGCGAAGAAGAGTAAAGACTCTAACTCGAATGTGAAGCCATTTCCCATAGAAGAGACTTTTTCTAGCCTGTGATAGTCACCATTGATTTTCACAGACTTAGACCGGCAGATTGAGAACAAATGCTCCCAATCTGAAGGACATAAAGTCTTCACGAGCTCCCATGATAGAGAATCAGAAGCCGCTTTAAGATCTATAGTGGAAAGTTCCTCACTATAGGCTCTTCGAGCAAGTTCCTGATTCTTAACTTGAGAGTCTAAATCGATGCCAAACCTTTTAAGACGCTTTCGTAGATATGTGCCGATACCTAACTGAACATACATGTTCAGTGTAGGCTCAACGCATATTCCGCGGTCGGTCTTAGCTGATTTGGGAACAGTTGTAAATCTATTCCCTCTAACGATCTTTGAGGAGCGTAGGCTTGAAGCCCACTTATCTCCAACAATAGATCGCATAAAGGGGTATAGATCGATGGTAAGATGCATGTCTCTGTCGTATTTGTCAGAAGGCACGGATCCCACACCTCGCACGCTCGTTGTTGCACCTGGACCATGGCGGAACGAATCCGCAATATGGTTAAGTGCGTGAGAGTGTAAATCACCTAACAGCCTCCTAAACTCCCTACCAAGCTGGAAAAACCAGACTGGATGAGAGACCGGGGGCTGAGAGAAACGGTGATTCATCTCTCTGCAACTGCGTTCGCTACTCATAAATGAGTGGATTGCAACCTGTGTCCTATCAACATTGATAGGTAGGTTTGGAGACTTGCGAAGGACTTCGGTGACAAGATAATCATCAGCGAAAGCTGATGGATCATCGTAATCATCTGGGTCCAAGGTAAGATCCAAATAATCGAGAAACTGCCTATTCTTTAATAAAAGATAAACAGTTAACGATCGCGGAGAATTAACCGCCTCACAGAGTTGCATAGCGAGGGATACCTCAAGCTCTAGCTCTTGGTTCTTTGTTGTCTTAAGGATCAACATAGAGCGAATCTCCTAAATAGAGAAGGACGATTATGGAAATTCCTGAGGATAGAACTATCCAAAGGAAAGTGAGGGTTACAAAGACCATAAAGAGGAACCGCTTCAGAAATAAAAACACTGAAGCGGCCCGCTTTAACATGACACTCCTAGGTAAGGAGATCATGCGAAGACCTAATAAAGATCTTCGAGGTCAGCAACCATGCCACCCAAGGCACCACCAACAGCATTTGTCAGGAGGGACTTTAAGTCTCTCCGTTCATCTTCTGAGGCGGCTGCCGGGATGACAAACTCACAGTAAGCGCGACACGTGTGATGCGTAACTTCAACACCGTCAACGACGGAGGTGAAGGGCAGCGCAAGTGTATACTTGATCCGTACCGTATCCCTTTGGGAAGTAGGCATAGAGATCGAGCAGGTCAACTTCGATTTACCAGCGGCAGTGCCACCGGTGAAATCGTTGTAGAACACGCTTACATTTCCCTCGTTCCCTCCAGGTACGAAATCCCGGGCAGTTTCGACCGGGGAACCTGTAGGAGTAAGAGCGGAGTCATTGATGCTTGTGATTTGCTTAATAGGCATATCATTTTCCTTTTAGTGGAAAACCGCAATCGATGCGGCATCGGTAGACTAACGTCTACAGCGTTTATTGAGAACTCCCAAGAGGGCCAAACCGTTGGCAATAGTTCGCCAGCTTTTTGACGGATCCCAGGAGGGCGGAGGTGGAATCGGTATGGACGTGTGCACAGTTCTTTCATGAGAACTATGACGCGTGTAACCAGACTTTATAAGATGCCAATCGGCATCTACAGTTTGTTTACATACATACCTATCCTTTGTTGTCACAGTACCCATAACGCTATTTACCCCTTGTAGGGCATCTAGCGAATGGAGCCATTCCCCAATGGGAATACCCCAATCTACAACGAAAGAAAATGGTATCAGCTCCCAAGCCCACTCTACCGGATTACCGATAGAGATAGGTGATAAAGAGCTAGTATCAAATTCTACGTTGAAGATAGCGCGCTGTGACCGCACACTACGCCAAGTGTCTATGCATTCAGCAACCCCATCTACACCCGATAATTTGTGCTTGTTAAACACAGAAAATCGTTTGTAAACGGGGAGGCCTAAACGTAGACGCAAGACTTCGACAGTATCGTAAAGGTCAGAGACCAGAGGTGCAATGCCATAAGAGTATTGTAGATGAGCAGCAGGAATGCTGCAAACCCGCAATTTCTTACGAGGCATTTTCCCTCGGAGCACTTTCCATGCAGTA